TTTATTAAATCCTGGCTTAAATTGTATCTTCTGTAAAGGCATAAGCCTTCCTTTATATAGGTTTTATTAGTAAATGCACTACTTTTTTGGAAGTATTATATTCCAATCTATGTTTTTAATCAATTCTTCTAATTTTATTTCTTTTAAACTATGATCTTTCATGTGTTTTATAAGTTCTTGTGTATCTACTAATATCCAATTTTTATCATCTTCAAATAAAACTTTATCTGCCTGACTTTTTGAATTTATAAGTTTTCCTTTTTTATCATCAAAGTCTTTTAAAAATCGTATATCAAATTTATAATATTGATTAGATAATTTTTTAATATTTCCTTCTACTTGCCAATCTTTATCATTTTTCCATTTTATATTTGTTAAATATTCTTTAACAAATTTTATATTCATATCCAATTAAAATTAATAACTATTCTAGTTTTAGTATCAGTATGTGTTGTTCCTGAATGTTTTAAATTATGTGGAAAGATAACAAATTTATTTTCTTCACTTGTTATTTCTTTACCATTTTCAAAAATTGTTTTTCCATTATTTGTATTTATGTAATAGATTCCTGTTTTAATAAAGTTTTCTTTAAAATCAAAATCAGTATGCATATCATAAGATATAATTTTATTATTAATTGTTGTTAAATTAGCTTTTATTCTTAATATAGATAATGGATTTATTTTTTTTAAAATAGGTTCTACTAAATAAAAAAAATTACTTTTTATTGTATATTCATTATAAAAAATATGTGTAAATTGAAAATTATGTAATCCATGACTAATTAATTCATCAGTTTTACAATTATTATAATACCATGGAAAATTATTATTAGTTAATGTTTCTAAAATTGTTAAATAATTTTCTTCAGTTATAAAATTTTTAATTTGTTTTATCATTATTTAATATTTTTATATTAGTAACAATAGTCATTCTAATTTCATTTATTTTTTCATGTTTAAATACACTGTGCGGAAGTAATCCAGAAAATATACAAACATCGTCTTCTTCTATGTTTAAATGAAAAGTTTTAAAAAAATAAGAATTAACTATTTCATTATTATTAATTTTTTTTAAAAAATCAGGATAAATCTGATCCATGTACAAAGAATGAGCATTGGGATTTTCAAAACATGTAGATTTATGAATTTTTTTATTAAATTTTATATAATGAACCATTGAAAAATGGGAATCAGAATGTATATGTGATTTCATAAATTGATTATTTTTCATACATGTGTAATTAACTATTTCAAATTTATACTCTATTTTTTGTTTAAAATTAATATAATTGAAATAATCTTCTATTACTTTCTTATATTCAGGTAATAAAGAATTAAAATTAATAGTTAAAAATTCATCATTATTTAAATCTTTATTTAAATGATGTAGATTGCTTTGTGCATCCCATTTATTTCTATTTTCATTTATATTATAATTTTTTTGAATAATATTTGTAATTTCTTTTTTATTATAATTCTTTGGGTTTATCTTTCCTACATAAATAGGAAAACCAAATAAAATTTTTATAGACATTTTAAATAATTATTTTTTTTCTAAACCAACAAGGTAGACCAAGATGTGGTCTATCATCAAAAATATTTTTAGTAGTTAAAATACTGTTATAATGTAAAAAAACTTGTCCACAATTTTCTCCCTTAAATTCTTCTCTCCAATGTTCTAATTCACATCCTCTATAAACCAACATATCACCTGGATTTAATAAAACTTTAATTTTTTGTTTTTTTATTTTTAAAAAAATTGGCCAAGAATCCCCTCCTAAATTTAATGTAGTAGATATTTCACAGCTTTCTCTATCTTTATGTTTATGTAAAATATCATGTTTTTTATAAACTCTAGCAAATGCATAATTTGGATTTAGATTTAAATTTGTTATTTCTTTCATTACTGGCATTAATTTTATTAATAAAGTTTCCATTGCAACATCTCCATATATTGAAAAAGTATTCATAACTTGTGGATCTTTCCAATGTCCAAAATCTTCAAGATTTTTATCTATATAATTAGATTTAAAGAGAGTAGAAGCAACTTGTCTTTTAAGTAAAAGATATTTATATAAAAAATCAGACATTTCTTCTGATAAAATTTTATTAACTATTACATATTTATTTTTTTTAAAAAAATTTATTATTTTTATATTACTCATTTAAATGGATATCCAAGATTCCAAATAACTAATGAATATCTTGTTCCTTTTGTTACAGGTTTAACTCTATGATAAACAAAACTTGGGAAAACACATATAGAACCTTTTTCTAATATTTCCTTACATACACGTAAATTAAAACTTTTTGGTTTATCTAAAGCATTAAAATTAAATTCTAATTCTCCTCCATTATATTCTGAAGGATCTGATAAAGAACAAGTTACAGATAATTTTCTAATTTTATTGTGAAAATTTAAATCTTCTGGATTATTGTATGGAGCTTCCCAAGAATCACAATGCCAGTCATAATATTGACCTTTTTTATATTTTGTAAATTGACAAGATTCTGAATAATCCCAATCAAAATTCCATCCAGCTTTTTTATTTGCTTCATGAATATATGGTTGAATTTTTTCATAAATCCATTTGTCATTTAACCACACTATATTAGAATTTCTTTTCTTTTTTAAATTTAAAATTTCTTTTTTTGAAAGAGGATTTTTATCTAAATCTCTTCCTTTTCCTAAATTTCCAGTGATGGCTATTTGTTCTTGTTGTTTTTTTCCATGTGCTATTATAGCATCACAAAATTCATGCGAAAGCGCACTATTAAAATAATAATAATGATTAAATAAATTCATATATTCTAAGTTATTTTTTAATATAATATATTAATCAATATTTGTCTAGTTATCTTAAAGTTATGATTAATACTATTCTTTCTCCTTTTTTAGGATAATTCATTTTATGTAATGTATTTTTAAAAAATATAGCCTTATATTTTTCCGGTTTTATCTTTAATAATTTATTTTTATATTTTAAAATAGTAATTGCGTTTTTATCACAATTATTTAAATATATAAGTAATTGATAATGATCGTAAGGATGATCATTATGATAACCACAATTTTTATTATTATTATTATAACAAAAATTTACTGCTGCTCTTAAAATTTCATTATATTTTATATTATGTTTTTTTGTAAAATTATCTAAAATATCAATTATTTCATGTAAAAAAATAGAATTAGAATATTCTCCATTTTTCCTATCTTCTTTTCTATTAAGAATAACATGACACAAACTACCATCATTAATCCAATTACCTTTATTATCTTTAATTGTTTTAGTTGATTTTGAAAAATAGAAAGGAAATATGTTTTTTTCAAATATTGAATCAATAAATTCAATATTTCTTTTTGATAAAAATTCTTTATCTTGTATAAATTCTTTCATGTAACTATTGATAAATACATTAAAATATTATATATGTAAACTATGGATTATAAATCAGAAATAGAAGAATTAAAAATAAAGTTACACATGGCTGAAAAAGTAAAAGAATCAGAAGTTATGTTAAATAAAGAATTATTGGAAAGAATTGAAAAATTAGAATTACATATTGAGTCTTTATTAAAAATAAATGAAGATTTTTCAAATCAAATAGCTAAACTAAGACTTAGATTAAAAAATTTAATAATTAGTTAGATAAAACCCAAGATTTATTATCTTCGTTCCAAAAATAAATATCTTTAAAAGGTTGACCTAATTTAGAATAGGTTTCTGGATAAACAATTGGAGGATTCCATTCATAAGTATTTGAATCAAATGTCCAAGAAGGAAATGGTTGTGAAGGTATAAATCTATTTAAATTAGCATCATATTTCATTCCAGGACCTGCATATTTTCCTCTAAAATTATTATTGTATGAAGTTTGTACCCATCTAACTCCAGTAGATGAATATCCAACTAAATTAGCAACAAATGATTCAGCGCCTATTGATTGATCTCCACCATTATTATTTACATCTTGATTATCAATAACAATAACTCTTAAAACAATATTGTTTGAATCTATTTCAGCAAAATGAGCCATATTAATAAGTAAGTGTTCCAGAAGTTGTAAAAGTAGCAATAACAGCACTTCCATCTGGCGCTGGACTTGTTGTTATAGTGTTAGCCGGTGGACTTGCTGATAATGAAGTTCCAGCCGGTGCTCTTATAATTACTACTCCAGAACCACCTGATCCACCTAATGTGCTAGGATTTAACGCTCCACCTCCTCCTCCTCCACCTAAATTTGCAGTACCCGATCCTCCAGGATTTCCACCAGATCCACCACCTCCAGGTCCCCCAGGTCCGGGTGAAGTATTTCCAGGATTTCCACCTCCTCCTCCACCACCACCTGCTCTTGTTGTTGAAGAACCTGTTATAGAAGAAGCTGAGCCATTACCACCACCTGCATCTCCTGGAGGTGCACCTGTTGGACCACCACCTGGGTGTCCGGCTTCGCTTGCTCCACCTCCTCCGCCACCTCTTGCACCACCTACGTTATAAGGCATCCAAGAGTCTCCCCCTGGATTTCCTTGAGGAGGACTTGTTGGTGGACTATTTCCTGCACCACCAGTACCTCCACCCCAGGCTGCTCCTGCTCCTGAACCACCTTCTTGAGGGCCTCCGCCATAAACTGCTGATCCTACACCACCACCATTTGATGTAATTGTTGAAAAAATTGAACTTGATCCTCTACCAGCAGGTACAGAATAAGGTGTACTATTTCCATTTCCTTGTCCAGTTCCACCAGCTCCTACAGTAATAGAAGTATTACCAGGTTTTAATGTAATTTTTGTTCCACCAGGAAAAGATGTTCTATATCCACCAGCTCCTCCACCTCCAGAAGCTCCATAAATATTATCAGAACCACCACCGCCTCCTCCTCCTGCAATAACTAAATAATCAACATCAATTGATCCTTTTCCACCCGTAAATCCAAATCCTTTGGCTGAACCAGCTCCACGTGTTGATTGTAAAGGCATTCTTTCTTCTCCTTATTTAAATTGTGTTAATGCTGCTAATACTGTGTATGTTGATGCTGCTGTTTTTAATGCTGTGTATGTATATACATCAGTAGATGAAGCATTGCCACCTGTTGGCGCAGATCCACCTTGCCAAATTGCTGTAACAGTTGTTCCATCAACTTGAATTACGTTGTTATAATAAGTTGTATTGTTATTTTTAACTAATAGAGCAACAGTAGCTGATTCACCAGTATTTAAAGCTGAGTTTAATGCAGTCGAAGAGTTCCCTCTTAAGTTAACTGTAAAGTTAGATCCAGCTGCTACGTTTGCAAAATATACAGCTTGTGTAAGTGTATCATAATTAAATGAAGT